GTTAGAGAATCCCGCACCAACCCAACTTGGCCATTGGTCCACGAAAGCTCGTATCTTATTCGCCATCTCCATAGATGTATCCAATTTGTTGGCAATAATAAGAATTTTCTCAGGTTGTGTTTTTTTAGCAAATACCAATCTCTTTGATATCCAAGCACCTGTTACCGTAGATACACCTGCCTGACGATACTTTAATGCAATATTTTCCTCATAATTTTCATAGTCATTTAATAATGATATCTGATCGGGAAATAACTCCAATGGTACGTATTTTGAAACGGTGTTATCGTATGTTTGTAGATATGTTTTTAATGCGTATGGAGTATCTTTCATACACTTCACATATTCCAACATTACCTGTTCTTTAGTTAAACCCATAAGACATTTCTATATAAATATCAAAACCCCCAGTTATTTTAATAAAAGGGGGTTTTAAGTATTTGTAGTTTAAATTAGAAACCTAATTTAGATAAGATATCATCATCTTCATCCTCATCTTCATAGTCTTCATCATCCCCATCACCTTTATATTTTTTGTAATCTTCTTTTGCCTTAACTAATAATTCGTTGAATTTTCGTTTTGCTTTATCATTATCTCTTGGGTCTTCAGAAACAACATTAGCCATAATTTCTTTTAAGAATTCTTCAGCAGGAACTGCATAAAGTAATCTTTCAAAGAATGGTAATAAATCTCTATTTTCAATATTTATCGTTAAATCGTCAGGTAAAAGGAATCTTAATTTTGTGATTAATTCTCCACCTACTCTAAATTGCATTGGTTCATTTGAAAATACATCTGTTTGTCCCATCACATCTTGAGCTTTTCCTGGTTCCATACCTCTCCATTGTTCTCTTGTTGGTATTGCGGCAAAACCTTTAACTAACTCATGTAATAAAATAGGAAATATAACACCATTTGCAATAACTAAGTCTTTGTCTTCATCTTCACCATCTTCATCAACACCTGATGATCCAGCGGCACTACCACCCATAGCTTCAATTAAATCCTCATCGGTAAAATACATTAAGTCATTTGCCGACATAATTTTATTATAAAGTGGGTATAAACGAGGATCAATTTCATCTAATCTATCTTTAAATGCTTGGAAAGCAAATTGACCTTTTTTACCTTTACCTTGAATAATTGCGTTAATAACATTTCTTTTTTCAACCTCAAGTTGGAATTCTTCTTGTGGAGTTAACTCATCAACATCAAACGAGAAATTTGAAGGAATTTCAAATTCAGGCTCCTCTTCCTTTTCCATTTGGAATTCGTTAGGGTTAATTCTTTTTTCGTTTAAAAATACCTCAACGTTAATAAATTCAAATTTATACTTTGTTCCAGCTCCGTTTGATGGTTCTTTTTCAATCAATCCCTCATCCATTGCATCTTCCAAAGTTTTACTATATGGTAACCAACCTTCTTCTTTAGCCGAAATTTCTAAGGCCAAATCTTTTAATTCGTCTTTTTTAGGTGATTCAATTCCCATAACTTCTCTTACCGCATTCAATTGTTCAACTTGAATCCCGTGTTTAACTCTTGGATCAGTAATATTAATACCCTTATTTGGTCTACCTTGATCATCAACCATACCATAATAACGTTTAACGTAATCTACAATATCTTTAAATCGTTTTGATGTTATTTTTTCAACATCAGACGTACCACCTCTAAAGGCTTTATTTTTACCATATAAGTTTTTTTCAGGATTCTCAATATTACTTTGAGTTTTTGGATCCATTCTTTCAGGATAATCCCCATAATCAACAGGTGCTTCTTTAATAACCTTATTAATTAAATGTTGTATATATTTCTCTTTCATTATTATTTAGTTAAAGCCTGTTTAATTAATCCAATAAAATCTTTTTTCATTTCGTCCTTAGTTTTTATTTGTCCTCTTGGTTTTTCTTTTGTACCAGGGTTTGGATTCTTAAATGGATTGTCTCTTCTTTTTGGTGGTGTTTTAATTCCAGGTTCTTTTGTTGGAGCTTCTTTTTCTTTGGTATTTTCTTCCATTGTTCCCATAACTGGCATTCCCATTGTTGGTCTTTTCATACGTTTCATTTCAATTCCTGATTCTTTTGAAAACATAGTATTTTTTAATGGGTTTCTCAATATCATAGACGACTCTTGTGATTTTTCATTAATAGTACGAATTAAATCACCTTTACTCATTCTAGGACTAATATTTTTTTCAATCAATCTAACGATACTTTCTTCTATGAATTTTTCATCAGATTCATTTTTTTCTTTTTTCTCAGGTGTTGTTTCATAGTCGGTTTTTTTAGAAGATTCTTTTGCCCATTTACACCATTTTTTTTCTGTTTTTGTTTTACCATTACCACATCTTGCATAAAACAATCTTTGTTGTGACTTTGATTCAAACTTTTCAAAAATACCCATACCATCTTCGGTAGCATCTGGATCGTTAACAACATCTAATGTTGCGTCTTCTCCAATTTCAGTCGCTTTAACCATTCCAGTTGGGTCAACTTTTATATTAACATTACCAATATCGGCTCCTGTTGTTTTTGCGGTTTCAGGAGAAATCTCATAAGTTGTTGCCACTTTTTTTGTGACTTGTTCCTTACTTTCCTCTTTAGAAATTTTCTCAGATAACACTCTTACCTGCGCTTCATTTAATCTTGCAACGGTGTCAAATTTAAACCCGTGAGATAATAAGTTTAAAACGTGATCTTTAGTTTTCATATACCACTTTTTTTTCAAATTCAAGAACGATATCTCGTTCATATAGTTTATCTTTTACGTCTTGTTCTGAATCACCAAATTTAAATACTAATCTTTTGACGATTGAGAAATCAACATTGTTATTCTCTTTTTCCCACCCTAACGCTAACACACCATCCATTGAGTCTATAACTGAAAAAACATCAGAGTCTTGTACTAACTCCAATGTTATCTCTCCGTTAGTCAAAACCCCAACTCGTTTAATATATTCAACATCAGGAGGAAGTGGGTAACCATTCGCAGGTTTTGATTCCCAATTTTCTCCCCAAACTTCTAACGTGTCTGAGAATATAAATTCATAAATGTTGTCTCCCTTATAATTTGGACCCATACCATTTATGTAAATTAATTTATTCATATAACTTGTCCGTTTGGTGTTATTCTAAATTCTTTAATACCTTCTTTAAATACCAAATTTTTCTTAACGGTAGCACCAACTAAAATTGCTTTTGGATTTTCCTCCATAAACTTCAAAGAAGATCTTTCTTGTTTTATAGATTCTGATAATCTATAAACTTCTTTTTCGTTTAATTTTTTTAAAGTTTGTTTTTGTTTTTGTTCTTTTATTAATTTTTCATTTTTGTCAACCGAAAAATAATTTGAAATAATTTTATCTACTTTAGACTCAGTAAAAAGATCTTCAAATGTTTCTTCATCATCATATCTTCTAATTTTTTCTCTTGATCCGTGTCTTGGGTATTCATTTTCATACTCATTATATTCTTCATCATCAAATTCATTCATTAAATTATCTGACATTTTTGATGTGTATGCCGCTCCAAGATAATCGTTAAAAGCCCCTCCGAAGTTATCATATTCTTCACCCATTTCAGCTTCAGGTTGTGGTTCAGTTACTTCACCTTCCATTCCTTCACCTTCGGTGTCCATTTCTTCACCTTCTAATCCTTCTTCCTCACCATCTATTTCTTCTTCTTCACCCTCCAATCTTGAGATTATATCTTCAACATCATCTTCTTCCAATGTTGTTAAATCAAGTGCCGATAAAATTGAATTGATTACGTATTTTGTATCATTGGAACTCATTTCTTCTTGACCGGAATAAGTTCTAATTTTTTGAGCTAATTTACCTGTAAGTTTTTGAATTATTTTAAATGTAACTTCCTCTTCAGTTGCAGGTGCTTCTTCAGGTTCCATACCTTCTTCAGGTACAGGTGCTTCTTCAGGTGCCGCAGCAGGATCAGGAGCAGGTGCCGCAGCAGGATCAGGAGCAGGTGCCGCATTAGGATCAGGAGCAGGTGCTGGTCCAGGTTGTGGTGCCAATAATGGATTTAATGTGGGGTCACCTTGTTCTTCCATTGGTTGTGGAGTTGTAGGTGCCGCAACAGGTGGTGCCGCAACAGGTGGTGCCGCAACAGGTGGTGCTGCAACAGGTGGTGCCGCAACAGGTGGTGCTGCAATTGTTGTTGTGGTAGTTGTTACAGGTTGTTTAGATGTGGAAATTACGTATTTAGTGTCTTTTTTTTTTTCGTCCTCTTGTTCAAAAAGAGAAGTACCACTTTCGTTACCGTGTAGTTGATTGAACTCCCTCGCCATCAAGTTCATTTTCTTCAACGCTTGAGAATAAGAAGAATAATATCTTCTATTTTTCATAGGTGCAATATAATCAGAAACTGATTCAGATATCGTTTGTTTAATAATATACCCTTGTCTTTCTTTAATTATTTCATATGTGTTACCATCAGACAAAGACAACTTATATTCAGATGATTTGTCTTCATTTATTGGTTTTGGTATATTTTCTTTGTACCTTGCAATTTCCATAATTCTACGGATCTTATCCATACCGTCTAATTTCTCACTTCCAATAGGTTTTAATCCTCCCATAGTATATTTGTTTTTAAAATATTATTTTCTATATAAATATATCGATAAATAGGTTTATTTGTTGGTTTTATTTTATTATTGTTTCATTGATAGTTTTTTATCAATAATTTTAGTTGGTAGGTCGTATAATTTTTCAATATAACCATTTCTTCTAAGGAGTTTAAATACCAAATTTTCTAAAGACATTTCACCACCTTTTTCTAATCCACAATTTCTAAAATTTTTTAATTTTTCTTTATATTTTTTTACAATATTTTTTATTTCTTCAGGGTCTTCGTCTTCTATGTTGTCAACAACACCATCAATAATTCTCATCCATTGTTTGGATCTTTCTTTAATTAATTCTTTGTCTATAGTTTCTTTATTAATTTTTTTAGGTTCATTAATCCACATATCATAAAGAATTGAATATACCCCACTACTAAATGCTTCTGTGTTTTCATCTTGAACAAAACACTCAACATCATACCCAAACATATTTATATTATGTTTTTGGTTAAAAATAATTTTTTTCAAATCAAAAAATTCTAAATACAAATCTTTGGTGTTTTCAGAAAATTGATTAAAATTTACAACAATATGTAAATCTATATCTGAATATTTTGACCAATTATAGTTAACAAGAGATCCGATCATAATTATGTCGGTGATAATAACATCAACACCTAATGAATCAATAAAAATATTTGAGGTTTCTAAAAGTTTTTTTCTAACTTCAGATTTTAAAGTATAAGATTTACCATCTTTTTCCCAAACTTTTGGGTTGAGGTTATCTTGTATTTTAAAACTATTAATTAATTCTGCGTCCATCA